GTCTTCTTGAATGTTTGTGGTGCTGCTGATCCAGGCGGTCCCGATGTTAAGTGGGGTGCTGACGCATCAGCCACTGCTGCTGTTCTTATCGGACCTGCTATGACTAAGTTGACAACAGGTGATAATCATGGTCGTGGTTCTAACGAATTGGGTGACTTTGAGTCAACCAGTGCTATTCCCGAAATTAACATTGCTGTTTCAAGTGTTCCTGTACAGGCTGTTACACGTAAGTTGAAGGCGTCTTGGACACCAGAACTTGCTCAGGACTTGAATGCATATCACAACCTCGACGCAGAGGTTGAGTTGACTGGTATTCTTTCAGAGCAGATTGCTTTGGAAATCGACCAGGAAATTCTTTCAGACCTTATCGCAGGTGCTTCAGCATCTAAGTTGTACTGGTCACGTCGTCCAGGTCTTTTCGTTAACCGATTGACTGGTGCTGACGCAACATCATTGGCTTCACCTCCTGACTTCACAGGTTCAGTAAGCGAATGGTACGAGACTCTCATTGAGACTATCAATGACGTTTCAGCAGACATCCACAGAAAGACTCTTCGTGGTGGTGCTAACTTCTTGGTTTGTGGACCAGAGGTTGCTAACATCCTTGAGTTCACCAGTGGTTTCCGTGCATCAGTCACTCACGACGATGCAACTGGTTCAGTTGGTGCTGTTCAAATCGGTTCAATCAACAAGAAGTGGGACTTGCACGTAGACCCTTACTTCCCAAGAAATGTTATCCTTGTCGGTCGCAAGGGTGGTTCATTCCTTGAGAGTGGTTTCGTATACGCTCCTTACGTACCGTTGCAGGTTACTCCTACAATCTTCAACCAAGACGACTTCACTCCACGTAAGGCAGTGATGACTCGTTACGGTAAGAAGATGGTACGACCTGACATGTACGGTCTTGTTATCTGTCGTGACCTTGAGGGTTAATCAAGACAGTAACGATTAGAGTTTGACTCTAACAAAGGAACCCCTTCCGTTTTCTTCGGTTGGGGTTTTTTTGTATCTCATAAACTACTTACTATGAGAAAATGCGGAGGATGCCCTAAATGGCGAAACCAACCCTTACACCAGCACAAACAACGAGTGTTATTGTCTTACCTGAAAACTATACAGTTCCAGGTGCAGGGGCAGAAAAAGACGCACTTATTAGTTCATTTCCGTTTGGCATCTACGCCAATGTAGATTATTGGTTCGATGGAAATGGAGATGCAGACGAAACACAAGTAGATACTTTCCTTCAGGGCGCTGCTGACCAAGTTGCTTATACATATAGAAAACTCGGTGGCGATGTTCTAGATATCGAACTCACAAAAGAACAGGTCTTTGCTGCTTACGAAGAGGCAGTATTAGAATATTCTTATATCTTGAATATTCATCAAACAAAGAATACACTTTCCAATTCCTTGGGTAATTCAACTGGTTCATTTAATGAAGACGGCGCAATTACTGAGGACACTGTTGACAACACTGTTGTGAACAAGAAGACACACGTATCTCTTAAATATCCAAGATTTGACTTCGCCTACGCTAGAAGAGTAACAGAAGGTATTTCAGAAGAAGTTGGAGTTGGAGGGTCTACGACGGTATACTCGGCATCTATTGATATCACAGACGGAGTTCAGGATTATGATATCCAAGCGGCGATAACTTCTGACGCAGACTGGCAAGCAGCGCTCGGATTCACAGGAGCATCAGATGCTAACAAGATTCTTGTTAAAAAAGTATTCTATAAAACACCTAAAGCAATGTGGTCTTATTATGGTTACTATAACGGTGTAAACGTTTTAGGCAACCTTTCAACTTATGGTCAGTATGCTGATGATTCAACTTACGAGATTGTTCCAGTGTGGCACAATAAGATGCAGGCAAAGGCATATGAGGAATCTCTCTATGTGAGAAGTTCACATTACTCGTATGAGTTGAGAAACAATAAATTAAGATTATTCCCAGTTCCAACTGGAAACGGATACCCAGAGAAGGTATGGATAGAGTTTGTTTACCCAAGAGATACTTGGTCAGACGATGCACAGGACGGTAATGTTGGTTCAGACGGCGTGAATAACATGAATACAATGCCTTTGCAAAATATTCCTTATAAGAATATTAACTCTATTGGTAAGCAGTGGATTCGTAGATTCGGTCTTGCACTTGCTAAAGAGATGCTTGGTCTTGTTCGTTCAAAATTTTCATCTATTCCGATTCCAGGAAATGATATTTCAATGAATGGTGATGCACTTGTATCAGCAGGCAAAGAAGAACAAGAGGCACTTCGAACAGAACTGAAGGAAACCCTTGATGAATTAACTTATACGAAACTTCTTGAGTCTGACGCTGAGACAGTTGAAAACTCGAATAGAATCATGACGCAGATTCCAAATGCGATTTTCACAGGATGAGGAAATAAATAATGTCTGATGAATGGTCACAACCAGAAGCACCTCCACCACCAATGTTCACAGGTAAAAAAGAACGTGACTTGGTAAAGCAGGTAAATGACGAACTTATCGAGAGGGTAATAGGGCAAACTATTGTTTATTACGCAGTCGATATTAAAAGGTCCAACTTCCATCCTCTTTACGGCGAGGCAATAGAAAAGACTTATCTTCCACCCATCAGGGTTCATGCTCTTGTAGAAAAGGGCGAGACAGATAGAACTTTTAGCAATTATGGGGTTGACAAGATAAGTAATATTGTGGTACACTTTCACAAAAGAAGGTTGACAGAGGACCAAGACTTGTTTGTTCGTGAGGGTGACTTTATTCTTTATGACAACCAACATTATGAGATTTCAGAACTGTCTCAACCAAGATACCTCTTTGGTCAAGAGGGGCACAAGTTCGAGATAACAGCAACTTGCAGAAAGGCAAGAGAGGGTTCATTTGATGGCAGATAAGGATTTGAAAGAAATCGACATCGCACCTAGTACTCTGGAAGATGTGGACCAGGCAACTTATAATTGGTTGAACGGTAAACTGGACGTAAAGACAACTACCAATAAAGGTTTTAAAAAGGTGCCAGTCCAATGGGTTGCTGGAGAGAAAGCATTTCAAATGAAGAGCAATTCCAACCTTAGAGATTCTTCGGGCGCTCTTATTATGCCACTGATAACACTAGAGCGCTCTTCAGTCGTCAAAGACCCTGCCAGAAAAGGCAGCGCCTACGGCAACATTCCTAATAGAAGAGATAATAAGGGCGGCGCAATAACAGTTGCTAAGAGAATAAAACAAGATAAGACTGGAAATTTTGCTAATGCTAGTTCTAAACAGAAGAAGGGTAAGTTAAATTTTAGAACAAGAAAGCAGGAAAAGGTGGTGTATGAGACTATCACTATTCCTATGCCTGTATATGTTGAGGTCACTTACACCATTTCTTTAAGAGCAGAATATCAGCAGCAAATGAACGACATGGTTCACCCTTTTATAACAGAACCAGGCGGCACCAATTATCTTACAGTTCAAAATAATAATCATTCATATGAAGCGTTCTTAGAGAGCGACTTTGCACTGGAGAACACTGTGTCCGACATGCAAGGTGAGCGTAGTTATGAGACTAAGATTCAACTAAAAGTTCTTGCACCTCTTATTGGAGATAGTGTGAATCAAGAGAGTCCAAAGTATATAAAGAGAGAGTCTGTTGTTGACGTAAAGATAGCAAGAGAGACAACAATCCTAGACCCAGACTTTAAACCTGAAAGATTATCTTAATTCCTTATAATAAAATAACAATCAAAAAATGAGTTTGGGACTATTAAAGACTATTTATTAGAGAAAAGAAATGCCCTCAAAGGGTTTAATAATGTAAATTCATTTTTATTCAAGGAGAAATAAAAAATGTCCGTAAAGAGTTTTAAGTTCGTTTCACCTGGCGTTTTCGTTAACGAGGTGGACAATTCGCAGTTACCAAGACTGCCAGAAGATATGGGACCAGTTATTATTGGTCGTGCAGAAAGAGGACCAGGAATGGTTCCAGTAAAGATTGAGTCATTCTCTGAGTTCGTTGAAACATTTGGCGAACCTATTGCGGGTGGTCAAGCAGACGATGCCTGGAGACAGGGAAACAGACTTGGACCAACTTACGGTGCATTCGCTGCTCAGGCATACTTGAAGAATGGTTCACCAATTACCTTTGTTCGATTATTGGGCGAGGCAAATGCAGACGCTGCCGTCGGCGGCGAAGCAGGTTGGTCAATGACTAAGGCATGGGGTATCAAAGTTGACGACGATGGTGATTCATCAGATGGTCACCTTGCTGCGATTTTTTATACAGAAGATTCATCAACTCCAGTTGTTGGTATGAGCGGTAGTGACATTCGAATTGAGATTCCTCAACCAGATGCACCTGCCACTCCAGGTACTTCAGCAACATCTGAGTTGACCTTTAACAGTCTCTTTGTTGCTGCAAACCTCAACGGCGCTGCTAACTTTAAAATCACCATCGAAAAGGCGACTGGCGCAGCAGGTGATAATATTGATGTTGTTTTTGACAACACTACTGCATCAGACGACTTCACTTCGCCTACCTTGACCGTTGGTACGCAGGGCATCGGCGATGGAGACATTGTAGATTTGGTAGAGAAAATTAAGGGTGCTATCAATGCAAACTTGGCAGTCTCTGCTACAAGCATCGGTAGAATTATTACTCTCGTGAAGGACGACGCTGAATTGACCACTAATTTCACAAACTTAACGGGTACAAATGCTGCCTCAATCGCAGTTGAGACAGACACCACAGAGGGAACAAACGCAGTAGCAGGTGCTGGTGTTGATAACAAACCTTATATTGTTAATTTTGATAGAAACTCTAAGAAGTACATCAGAAGTGTTTTGAATACGAATCCAACACTCGTTAACAGCAGAATTACAGACGCTCCTGAGACTCACTTTCTCGGTGCAACTTTCGACCAGTTCATTGAAAATGAATTAATAGGAAATGTTAACGCAGCGGAACTTGTTGCACTCGGAGCAGCATACGAATCTCACAGAGCAAGCGCATCACCTGCTTCTACTCCTTGGGTTCGTTCACAGTTCATGGGGAGTGTCGCAGACCTTACGAGTGACTTGACACCAGAAGACTTAACAAAACTTTTTAAAATTCACACATTGTACTCAGGTTCTTGGGAACAGAAGAATTTTAAAATTTCTATTACAGATGTAAAGGGTCCATCAAATGATTTCGTGAAGTATGGAACCTTCACTGTTCTTGTTCGCAAGGCAAGTGATACAGATGCTTCACCTGTCGTTTATGAGAGATTCTCGAATGTGAATCTTGACCCAACTTCATCAAGATATATCGCCGCAGTTATTGGTGATATGAAGATGGAGTGGAGAGATAATGAAAAGCGATATGTTCATGTAGGTGAACATGCCAATCAATCACGATTTATTCGTGTTGAAATGGCGTCTGACGTTGACGCAGGGGCAGCAAACCCAGAACTTCTTCCGTTTGGTTTTGCACTTCCTAGCAGAACGGACTTGCCACAGTTTGTTTTGAGAGCAGGAACTGCTTCTGATACAAAACTTTCTTCACCAACTGATGCTTGTTTCGGTATTACGACTGATAGACCAGATGCTCTCGGGCGATTTGATGAGTCTTATCAGGACATCGTAAGACCTCTTCACGGTACGGATACAATGGCAGAGGGTACTGCATCTTCAGATTTGTTCTCTCTGGACTTGATTGCTGCTAGTGGAGCAAATGCGACTTTCACAGCAGGGTCTCTTAACGCTAGAACATCAATCAACGGTGGAACAGGAGCAACTTACGAGTCAGTGCTCGACGCTGGATTCGACAAGTTCACCATGCCATTGTTTGGCGCTTTTGACGGATTAGATATTAAGGAGATTGAACCATTCTGTGATGATATTACAGCAGGAAATACTCCGCTTACCAACTATGCTTACAATTCAATCTCTAAGGCAATTGATGTTGTCTCAGACCCAGAGGTTGTAGAGTGTAACTTGATGGCGATACCAGGTGTTGCTACAGCGGGACTTACTGGCAAACTTGTTTCTATCTGTGAGGCAAGAGGCGATGCTCTC